AAGGCTTGGATAAAATTTACTAACAAAAATAGTAATGTTATTCATGTTTCCTTTAATATTAGTTCATTTGATGATGATGGCACTGGCGATTTTGGCATTAACTTTACGAACAGTATGTCTAGTGCAGAATACTCTGCACCTTCTTCTGGTGGTGAAGATAACAGAAGCACGATTACTAATTTTGGAACAGTTTCATCTAGTGCAATGGATGGTCAAACAAGACAAACTTCAACAAATAATATTAATGATGCAGAAAGAATTTCCATTGAAATACTTGGAGACCTAGCATGAGTAAAGCAGCAGAACTAGCCGCACTGATAGGTTCGCAAACAGCCCTGTCAAACAGGAATCTGATTATTAATGGGGATATGCAGTGTTGGCAAAGGGCAACTTCTGCAACTGCGGCTGCAAATGGATATAGTACAGTAGATAGATGGTATATGACTGAAAATACTGATGGGGCATATACAACTGAAAGGTCTACAGACCACCCTTTTAGTTCTGGCTATTCTTTAAAATGCCAAGTTACTACTGCTGATACAAGTTTATCTGCTGCACAAAGTGCTTTTTTAGACCATTATATTGAGGCTCAAAATCTTCAGCATTTAAACTACGGAACATCTAACGCAAAGTCTTTGACGCTTTCTTTTTGGGTGAAGTCAAACAAAACAGGCACTTATACAATTTCTTTGTATAAACAAGATAGTACTGCCTACATGTACACAAAAGAATATACAATAAGTAGTGCAAATACTTGGGAAAAGAAAATTATAACAATAAGCCCTACTGCTGGAAGCACCTCTTTTATTACATCTTCTGGTGGTGCAATAGCAAATGACAATGGTTCAGGATTGGGTTTGTCTCATGGGCTTGCTTGGGGGTCTAACTTTACTGGTGGAACGAGTGATAGCTGGTCATCTACTGTTGCAAATTATTCTACAACCAACCATGTTAACTGGATGGACAGCACAGCAAACAATTTTTATTTGGCTCAAGTTCAACTTGAAGTAGGCGAACAGGCTACACCATTTGAGCATCGGTCTATTGGGGATGAGTTGGCTAGGTGCGAAAGATATTACCAATTATCTGGCACAAATGGCTCAAACTTTTTTGTCAGCACTAATTACAATAGTGGTAATAATTGGGCAACTTGTGAATTTAGAACTGTTATGAGAACAAGCCCTTCAGTAACAGCAACATATAGCAATAGCCCAAGCAATACTCATATTTCCGATAGAGCAGTGTCGTGGCAATGGACTTCTACATCAACATTTGCTGTTAACGTAAAAGCAGACGCGGAGTTATAAATGAACATTACTAGCGCACAATATGGCACTGATGAAGATGGTAATAACAATGTAGTTAATGCCACCATTGACGGCAATGAAATGATTGTTCCAATTAACCCAGCCAACCGCCACTACGCAGCAATTCTTGAGTGGGTAGCTGAAGGTAACACCATTCAGGATGCAAAATAACATGAAGCCAGATGATTTTGCTATTGCCATTGGTGGCATCTCTGCACCCATGTGGCTACCCGCACTTAACCAGTGGGTAGCACTTGCTGTAGGTATCTTATCAATTTGTTACTTAGCAATTAAGATATACAATTCTACAAGGAAGTAGTTATGGCGGTATACACTGGCTCTGACCCGCTACAGCAGAACGACCCAACCCCTCTTATGCCTCGAACTGCTGTCGCTCCAAACCCCGGAAACATATTTGCATTTAAAGCAGATGGAACACGAGTTGAGGTAGCTAAAAATTATTTTACAGCGCAGACAAACACAGCTAATCAAGCAAGTAACCAAGGAAGTAACACCGTGGCTAAAACAATAACAACTGACCAGCAGCTAGAAACTGAAGTTGGAACCCTTGCAGGTGCTGGACTTCCTGCTGCAACAACAACTCAGCAGCAGGTTCAACAGGCGGAGTTGCTGGGAACTCAGTCTGGTCAATTAGGAGTTGCACCTACAACAGCGGTGTCTCAGGCTCCAATGGTGGGCATAACCACCACTGTTCCCCAAGCTCCTGCAGCACAAGTGGGTCAGATTGCGACCACATCAGAAAACATACCCGAACTTCAGCAGTTAGGTGGCGCACAAGCCGCACAACTAACCCCTACAGGCCCCTATGTCGACCCGACAAACGTTCAAGGTCAGTTATCCGCAGGGGCTTTAGCTACAGCACAAACTGACACCCTTGACCCTCAAGCAACCGTTCAGTACCAGCTTGGGCAACTGATGAGTTCGCTTCAGTCGGGTGGACCAATGCCGCCTTGGGCATCCCCAGCAGTTCGCAAAGTAAATGCCGTCATGCAGCAGCGCGGCCTTGGCGCATCGTCAATGGCTGCAGCAGCTATCACCACAGCCCTCATGGAGTCGGGGGTTCAGATTGCCGCACAGGATGCTAACAAGTACGCAGCTATCCAACTAACCAACCTGAACAATAAGCAGCAGACAGCCCTGCGTAATGCCGCAACAGTCGCTGCAATGGACACTGCAAACCTAAACAATCGCCTCAAGGCTGAAGTTACTAACGCACAGGCGTTCCTGTCTATCGACCTGAAGAATCTTGACAATCAGCAAAAAAGTGATACATTAACATATCAAGGGCTATTGCAGGGTCTATTCAAGGACACAGCCGAAGAGAACGCCCGTCAACAGTTCAACGCTAAGAACGAGTTGCAGGTAGAAGAGTTCTTTGCTGAACTAGGCGCACAAGTCGAAACAACCAATGCAAACCGCAACTCATCTATGCAACAGTTCAACGTATCTGAGGCAAACTCGATGACACAGTTTGGGGCTACCCTGCGAGATTCGCGGGACAAGTTCAATTCGCAGATGCAATTCGCAGTCGACCAATCGAACGCCGTCTGGAGACGCGAGGTTAATACATCAAACACAGCCCTGCAAAATGAAACAAACCGTATCAACGTACAGAACGAGTACAACGCGAATCAGAACGCTTTAAATAACCTGTGGCAAATGTATCGCGACAACGCTTCGTGGAACTTTCAGAAGAGTGAGTCAGCCCTCGCTCGTGACCACGACCTTGGCTCATTGGCTATGCAGTATGCAAACTCGGAAGCCTTGTACGATAAGAAACAGAAAGATGCTCTTGCAAGGGGTGTAGGCAACTGGTTAGCACGGATATTCTCATAGGAAAAGTAGATGTTTGATTTTTCTAAAGCATTAAAAACAGCGTTTGATTTTGGTAAGGACTATCTTTTAGGTGAAGTTATCGAAAGTGGAGTTTACGATACAGGCACGGGAAAATATATAGATACTTCGAGCAGAGGTGGTGGTTTTCTCGACACAGCTTTGGGATTAGTATCGACAGGTGCAAAGGCATACAGAGCCATGCAAGATGACCCAGATGGCAACGTCTTCGAAACCCCAGAGTTTCGCGGACCAGAAATTAGACGTGTTGGAACTGGTGGTGGTCGTGCGGGTCGTGGCGGTCTTACCGGACAAACTGGTTGGAGACCAACCAATCAGATGTATCGTGATGCTATCATCCGCCGCATGAAGCAGGTAAACTTTGAAAGTAACTTACAGCGTATGACCGACTCAACAACAGTTCGCCCAACCACACGACGCAGAGCCGCAGAAAAACCCGGCACAACAACCATCACACGCACAACAAAAGCTAAAGTTATCACGTAGGAGACTGACGTGGCAGAAGAATACTTTGACGATTTTAACGTTGCACCACCCGGTCACTCTTTGACTGAGGACAACAGCAAGTGGCCTTGGGGTCGTCCGCCTGAGATGGTAGACCCAGACGAGGCTTTGGATGCGACTATCGAACAACTGATGGACCCAAAGAAGAAGCAGGAGATGTTTAAGCTGCTGATGGTGGGTGTGTCTGTTGAAACTATGGTTGAGGGCATGATATTCACTGCATTTCGTGACGGCAAGTACACCCCAGATGTAGGCTTGCTCCTCAAGGCTCCGCTTGGTATAATGATAGCGGATATGGCTGAAGAAGCGAATATACCGTATCGCCTGTTCGAGAACGACAACGAACTTGATAAGGACGAGATGAATGACGAAACTTTTGTTCGCATGATGAAAGATAACAACCCACAGATGTTCGAATACGTTCGCGAAAACCTAAATGCTGCCCTTCGTGCTGGCAATCGTCCTATGGAGTCTAACTTTATGAACATGAAGCGGGGAGAAGACTGATGGGTATTTTTGCATCCTTTGCTACAGGTTTCCTAGAGGGTTCTGTTCAGGTTCAAAAAGAAAAGGCTGCTGCGGAATTAGAACAGCAAAAGACAGATAATGAACGGCGAGACAAGCTGGGTACGATTGTATTTGACCTGATTAAAGACGGTAAACTTACAGGGGACCAAGGGTCAGAGTTGCTGGGAAGAAGCGACCTGACACGAGCAGATATTGCTGGCATGGTTAATATGGTAGAAGATGTTGGTAACTCACATCTGTTGGGTGGGTTTAAATTAAAAAACAACTTTGATGACATAAACAACCCAGACCAAAAAGCAGAAAACTACCTTACTACTTGGAACACACAGTTCGCAACTCCAGAAACTCGTTCTTCTGCCATACAGTTCTATAAAGAAAAAGGTGATGCTAAAGCTGCATTAGCGCAGATTGACTCTTTTGAAAAAAACTTTCTTCTTGCAAATTATGCACCCCCGCAAGGTGGTAAATCAGTTAAGGTGAGTTTAGAAAAAGGATTTCCTGAACTGTATGCTTTTAAACAAGACCTTACAAAGTTTATAGGGGGTCAGTTTAGAGACGACGTAGATAATATGTTAGACCTACACACAACAAATAACGATATAGGTCAACACGAAACTTTAGTTATGTTGCCTAATCAAGATAATAACTTCATACTCCCAACTCAATCGGAGCAAGCAGAGCAGTTGGATAATCTCGCTAATGTTATACTTCCTAAGGGTGGAAGTCGACATCATTTAATGTCACGAATGGGTGAGTTTAGTTATAATGAAAATCCTAATCTTCAAGCGCAAGGAATGATACACTCAGCAGCGTTGTTACAATTAGGTATTCAAGACTTCAAAAAAAGCCCAGATGCGAGAGCAGCAGTATCAGATTATCTAATAAACACTGTTGCACAAGGTGACCCAGATGCAAATGTAGATAAGCTAATAGCAGCAATCTACCCCATATATCAGAAAAATTTCCAAGTGGATGCTATGGATGACCTACTAGGAAGTACGCAGACACCGATGGAATATTTGGGTACTAAAAGATATAATGATACCAGAGGTACATACGAAGCTGCTGATAATGTAGATAAATTAGGTGAACGGCTTTTTAAACTTAGGTCTGAAGGTAAAACTTCTGGAATTTGGAGAGCAGTTACTGAGGGTATAGTAGGCTTGACTTCTAGCACAGGGCAGCTATCTCAATTTTCGCAATCCGTCATAGGCATGGGTTCTGGAGTTACAGACGCAAATGACGCAAGAAATATTGTTTCTATAGACGGAAAAAATTACACTCAAACAACCGCCGAAAGTATTGCAGCCATTGCAACAAAATATGGCTATAGTGCCTCTGAACGTATTGGTGAGATGCAAGCTCTAGAATTTAACCTAGCTGTTCAAATTGCCCGTGCTGCTGACCCTAGCGGTCGTCTGTCTAACCAAGATTTCGAAAATGCCTTGAAGCAAGTAGGTAGAGCAGGTGCGTTTGCTAGTTTAGAAACAGACCTCAGTGCGTTAAAAACTACAATAGAGGTCAATAGAGATAAGAAGAAAAAGCTCCAGAGGGTATATGACCTGACAAACAAAAACGTCGTGGAAAGAGAAGACAAGATTGCTCTAGAAATACACGAGACAATAATTAAAGATGTAATAAAGTTAAACAAACAAAACTCTGTAGCAACAACACCGGAAGTTGAAATTGCCAAACCCCCTGTAGATGTAAACGCAGTTACAGGTGGCACAAATGTTACCGCAGACTATGACCTACCTCAAGGCACTGAATATTTTGTAACCGACGAGGGTGGTTTCTTAGTTACAGATGGCGAGGCTGTTGCGGTTACAGATGAAAACAGACCCATTTATAAAGAGACACCTAAAGATAATGCTGCAGCAGCATCTCCTGTCGTTGCTCAACCTAAACAAGATGTTACCCCACAAGTCCCTGCTCAACCAGTTCAAAGCGGTGTGATAGACCCTAAAATGTTTGCTGGGAAGATGCAGACTCCTGTTGCAAATGGTCTTGTTAAATTTGAGGGTGACGATATACTGTATAAACCCGTGTTAACTGAAGGTGTAATAACCGGATATGAGGCTCAATAATGGTTGACATTTCTCAAATACCACAGAGAAAAGACACAGCACGATTACCTACAGCGTTTGAACAGCCAATCAGAGGTCTAGGTGGCATGGGTCCTGTATTGGTTGACTTGCCTACTCTTGCAGAAAAAGACATTGCAGTACAAACAGGCGCACAAACACAGGACACTCGTAGTTCATTCGAAGATTTAATATCGTCCACTACCGCCGAAGAGATAACCTCCAAGGGGGTTACCATGCTGGGCAACACGCCTATTAGCCCCATCATTCTTCAGAAAGCGAGAGAAGACAAAGCTTTCAAAGCAAAGCTGTACGAAAGTTATGTAAGGTCTGACGCGGTTCCTACCATAGAAGAAGATAGACTTGCTGTTCCCTTCTCCTCTCCTGACTTAACTAAAATACGTAGACCTGCCGAAATACAATCGCAACCACAGTGGGTTCAAGATACTTTTGACAGGGCTGTAACTAGAAGTCAAAACATAGCAAAGATATTTCAACAAGATTCTCCTATTCCGTTGGCAGGGCAGAAGATTATCTTAGACGACTTTAAAACAGGCAGTTTAGGAGAAGAGGTAGCTCGTTCACTAAAATCTATACCCGGAGATTTTGCAAGGCTTCCTACTTTAGCTGTTGCAGCGGGGGGTGCTGCAGCAGGACTATACAACGCTAAGATGAACGACAATCCAGACACGGGTTTTAAAGAAGATTTTACAGAAACATTCGAGGGCGTTATGACATCCTACGGTTCTTTCGATACCGTACAGGCGTATGAAGAAGCCTTGCAAAACAGTGTTATACTACGTAACTCTGAAAAACGTGTACAGGAATGGTATAAAGATAGCTTTATCAAGAGGTTTGGGCAAGATGCTTGGACGGTTGCACATCAACGTCCTTCCTATAAGATAGAAGAAGACGAAAAGGGCAATAAATCTGTAGAGCCTATTTTAAATGCAGATGGTAAGCACGTTATGGAAGATGTAGGGTTGCCTCCTGAAATTGCATCTAGTCTTGTTGAGATGGCATATAACGAACTTACTGGCACACAAAAGGCCGTATCAATATTTGCTACACAAGCACCTTTTACTTTGGGATTAACTATGCGTAGTATTTCTAAAGGACAGAAATATATAGATAAGGTTACAGAAGCACGTAAACAAAAGCCCGGAACATATGGTTCAGATATGTCCGACTATGATGTTTTTGTAGCTTTGTCAAAAAAAGAAGGCAACATAATTACCCGAACTTTTCAAAAGGGGTGGGCAGCAGCTACTCTTGGTAAGATTGCCAGAGCAGGTAAAAAAGAATCGATGACTCGTGCTGCTCGTGTTAATGACCATCTAAAAGTTTTAGATGAGTATACAACAAATATTAACAGATTAAAAAACGATATTGAAGTAGCAGGTCCGTGGTCCAAATTAAATACTGCACGAAAACTAGAAGATGCTAATAAAGAGTTGCAAACCTTAGAGAAGGGTTTGAAAAGCTACACTAGGGGCAAGGGTAGAGGTTACTTTGATAATCCTTATACTAGGGGTTTGATTGCTGATGATGTAGTTATATCTACGGCTATAGGCTATGCACCTACCATTCTTGATTGGTCTGGTATAGGTTTAGATGAGGGTACAGCAGAAGTTTTAACAGGAATAGTTACTCCTCTGGTAACTCCTGCAATGTTACCCGCAGGTAGAGGACTCCTATCTGTAGGCGTATCTGTAACTAATAAGTTTACAGACGGAACAATAAAAGACATAGCTCTAACTTTTGAAAACGCAAACTATCTGCCGTTTATAACAGAGGGTATGCTCGTCAGAGGTGATGAGGGTGCTATGCGTAGAGCGATGGCAGATGCTGGCGAAGAAGTAACAGACGAACAAATACAGTCGTTTACAACAATGGCTGGTATCTTTAAAACTATGAAACCAGAAGCACGTATTAGAAGTTATAATGCTTTGCGTCAATACAACGACTTAATGTCTCGAACTCAAAAACGCATGGAAGAGTTGTATCTCACTGATGCTAGCGGTATGCCTATAACAGATGAGAAAGCCATACAGGAATCCTACACTGAAATAGCAGCTAACATGCGTACCTTACATTTAAGTCTGGCAAAGGCAACAGGACTCGCTCCATTGATATCTGTCCAGTACATAAAGGGAAATCAACTAAAGCCAAGTGATTTAACCAAGCCCGGAACTATGGACGACATTTTATCTGCACTTGCTAGAGAAGAAGACAACTACAGAGGCATGGATACTCTCCTCAAAACGATGCAAGGAAGATTTGCAAAGAAAGGCATAGAATTAGACAGCAACGAACCTCTGCAAGCTATGATGGCTCAGATAGAACAGGTTGTCGTAGATGGTAGAGTTGGTGTTAACGTTAAGAAACAAGAGATGCAAAAACTGCTAAATCAGTTTTACAACAGCACTGAAACTATAGATGAAGACACAGTTAAAAGAATAGTAGACCTAGAGATTGCTTTAGAGGATTCTGCTATAAGAGATACTATTGACAGAAGTAAGAAAGCTGCAGAGGTTTCCTTAAAACTAACAGAAGCAGCCCGTGTACAAGGACGCACTCTCCTTGCTGCTGCTGAAACAATGGACGAAAAAGGCGTGTTGAAAAGCATCCGCCCTATTGCTGATAAGTTGTTTGATATAGAACACGGACGTAGGAGAGCGTTAGGTTCTGTAGGCTATAGAAAAGCGAACAGATATGTACCGGAGGGTTCTGACCAACCTGTTTCTGTAGACATGACTAATGTTGTACGAGAGCTTACCAACTTATCCGATGATTTGCGCGGGAAGCCCTTGAGCTTTATGTTTAGTGGAGGTCGTCAATTCTTTGGTCGTGCAGGCGGTGACGCATTAGAAAAGACATTTGAAAACATGGCTAGGAAGGGTCTACAGGAAACTTTTCAAGCAACGGCAGAAGCCACAGGGACCACCGGAGAACAAGCTGCTCAACTCATGTTAAGTGCAGCGTTAGAAAATGGTGACATAACAAGAGCTAGTTATGCTGAATTGGCAATGTTTATGATAGATAATGCAGCCGAAGAAAGTGGTGATATATTTAAGTATTTTAAAGCTACTCCTGAAGAAGCAGAAGATGTTTATCGTTATTTTAGAGACAGAGCCGCATCTTTAGACCCTGACAAATCTGGAGAAATTGCTAGGTCATTTACCGGTGTTATTAACAAAGCGTTCGAAGATACAGACCCACAACTTGCCCGTCTTGTAAGAGAAGCTCGTGATAACTATCAAAAAGTTATGGGCTATCAGATGGACAAGGGAAGGTATATGAGTGATGTTTTAAACTCTAGACAGCGCAGAAATGTAACAGAACAAGCACCAGAAGAAGGCGCACATTTTTATAGAAACATTCAAGGTCGTCCTGAAGCACCTTTTATACGTATATCAAAAGCATTTCAAAAGCTGGCAGACACTACAGATGAAGTGAAAATTTCTGAATTAAAAGATGAGATAGCAGAACAAAAGAATAGGATAATGTTCTTTTTGGGAGCTGAAAGAAATAGTGCTGGAGAGTACGTATTTGACCTTAGAAATTCTAGGCAGCGTAGAGCAGCAGATGCCGCGCAATCTATGATGGAAGCCCTTATAGGGAAGCGTATGATAGCTCAGTATAGAAATGAAACAAAGGCCATGTCAGAAGTTCGCACACTATTAAGTGGAGAGAGTCCTGAGACTGCTAGAGATGCGGTGATGGCTGTTCAAGAAGGAAGTGCTAAGTATGATTTTAGCCGTGCTAAACGAATTACAGATGCAGAGAAAATACTTACTGTTCCTGTCATAGAAACAGATGGTAGTGATGGTGTTCGTGTGTTAGGTATGAGCGACCAAGTGCGGGGTTTTACCGCAACTACAGACGACCTGCTTCGCCAGAGTGACAAAGCTAAAATTGAGTTTAGGAATATTAAAGCAGACGTAGAAAATACTGGTAGCATTATAAGAATTGCTGCCCAGCAAGAAGTAGACGTATCCAACGCCGCACTTAAAAAGATGGAGCAAATAGAAGCTTTAACACAAAGACCGCAGGATTTCTTTGACCGTGTGTTTGAAGGTCAAACAGTGGATAGTTTAGATGGTGTTGTAGCTAGATTTAAAGCTGGTGGCATGTCTGAACAGGAAATTCAACAAGGCTTGAAGTATATGTATATTCGCGGCTTGTATGGTAAGGCAGGTATGACATATAACAAAATGGTAGGTCAAACCGACGCTATTCAAGAAGTTGCAGATATCAACGTACTAATAGACCATGTTAATGACCCTACAAAAAGAAGAATTATGTCTCGTGTTCTTGGAGAAGACCACACAGAAGAATTGAAAGACATGGCTGAGTGGGCTAAGTTTGCATCGGGAGATGGCTACGGTTTTAGAGCGAGTCCTGATACAAGAGGTATGTCAATAGACAGCATGTTTGCTAGAGTCTTCAACCTAGCTAGAGGTATGGTTAGCCCTCTTTACTTGGCTACTGAAGTATCTGCACGAATAATGCTTGCTAGAAATCAAACTCTTGTTAACCTAGCCTTAACAGACAGAGAAGCTGCTAGAATTATAAACAACATATTGGTGAGACCTGAATCTGCAGAGATACCTGTTTCTGAATTAGAGGCTCTGGCAGCACGTATGCAGAACTATATAGCAACTGACTTGATAACTAGCGGAGGAGAAATACCTAACTTAGATATTATGTTGGGTGAACGGCCTGATATATCAACACCAGAAGATGTGATAGAGGCTGAAAAACAAGAAGAACAAGAAGAGATGGTTCAGATTATAAAGGGTGAAAATGATGATGAACAAGAATAAAAAAGGCCGTAAAGCATACGCCTACGGCTCTATGGTTAGAAAACCAATGCAGATGGGTGGCATGGCAATGTCCGCTAATCCTATGGAACCACGCCGACAAACAGGTATGCCTACAGCTATGGGTATGCCGAAGATGGCAGGTGGTGGTGAATTAAAAGAACCTAACAATCCCGGCCTGAAGAAGTTGCCAAAGCCCGTGCGTAACAAGATGGGTTATATGGCATATGGCGGAAAGATGAAGTCTAAACGTACCTACTAGAATTTGCCATCACGTCATCCCCTACCTCTCTTAGGTAGCGAACGAGACTAGCAACCTTAAAGGTCCCTTCATACTCTGGAAAACCACGTTCCATTGTTTTTACAAACTCCTCTGGGTCTACTGCCTGATAGTCCAGTTCGATATGCCCATCAGTGTTCATAACACATGTCAGGTTAAATAACTCAGCTTTAGCTTTCTTTGCCATCTTTGTATGCCTTAAATACGTCGGTGGAAAACAGTTTCTGAAGGCTGAGTAAATACATACGAGCCGCACCGTTATCCCCTCCGGATACGGTGCGTTTTTCGTCTAGGTTGTCTATGATACGTTTGAGGGATGGGACATCGAACACGAGCGTTGCAAAAGTCTCGTCGCCAATACAGAGGTTGTGAAACCAGTAGTCAGATTTGGTTGCGTTGATGCCACTAGGCTTACCATAGCACTCATACTCTATGGCTATGTTGCCCGTTCGAACCCACATGTCTCGCTCTGACTTGACCTCTATCTTCTTATCCTGCAGCATGTTAGCAACACGCTTTTCACGTACCTTTCCGTACTGCAAGTCTAAATCAAACTTCTTACGGTCTGCTACACACGGTTCCATACTCATGAGAATTTACCTATCAATGCAATCGCAACTTCATACGCACCGTACAAAAACAGCGCAGTGACACACACCTTTAAAAACTTGTTCATGCCATCATCTGACATTCGTTCCCACTCTGGTCTACTCATGCTCTCCCCCTGTTCCTCTACCAAGACCACCAAAGTATTGCGGCCTTTTACGTGCAACCTCAAACGTGGCTACGGTTATTACTATACCAGCTATTAGGATACTATGCAATAGCGCACTTACACCAAATACAGTGATAGACCCTAAATACATAGAAAAGATGATACACCACATCCACGCGAGAAGTTGCATAACAAGATGTCGGGTACTCATATCAGGTATATTTCTCAAGGGGTTATGTTTACTATTCATAACCGTGTTCCAAGTATCGTGTATAAACTTATTCATCACGCAGCACTCAGGTCAACAACTTCACACACACCGGCTGTACAAGCAAGTTCGCGGGAACCGCTAGTGTTGTCTTCTTTCTCAAATAAACTTAGCTGGTTCCAATCTAGCTTCACGCCTTTGTATGTTTGCTGCCATTCAAGATAGTCTTCTTTTTCAATATCCTGATAGGGGGCCTGCTGGTAGGTGTGGTCGCTATGCGGTAAGAACGATACCCCAGAGGCTACATCAAAGTTCTTATACACCCACGCACCAACATCCATCCACTCGTCTTCCTTGACAGAGATAGTTACAGAGGGCTTGTGTTCGCACCAGTGGATAGCATATGTCTTCCACAGTTCTAGTTGTTCTATGGCTGACATCTGGGTTCGCGTTACGGCGTTGCCGGGAGATTTCATAGCGAACGAAAACACAGTAGTTGAGTCTGGTTTCATCACGCAGCGTTCGTGTGGTACACCCGCTTCAATCATAAACTGAGTTAGCGGGTCTTTGTTGTCGCCGCGAACTGTCCTGATATAATAATCGTTGTGCCGTGCGTGAATACCACTAGCGGTGTCGGTTAGCTGTGACACAGTACCCGACGGCTTTACACAGGTGATTGCAGCGGACACTGGGATTCCAAGCATGTTCGCATACTTGTCGTTCGTCTTGACGGCCTCTTCTCGCATCTCTTGTAGCCACTTCTTGCTGTCTACGTTCTTTGACAAGACTGCGTGGTCCATAATACCAGTCAAGGATACGCCCAATAAACGTTCTTCCTCTGTGTTCTTCTTCCATACGCTCCTCAGATACTTAAAGTCTGTTAGGGTAGATTGTAGGGTTCCTAGTATGGTTGCTAGGCGAACCTTACGCTTCAGGCTATCTAGGTCATCTGTCTCACGAACCATCACCTCTGATAGGTTGCAGAACTGATACGGACGTAGAATTATTTCAGAACACGGATTAGTACCCCACATATGTCCTGTCTCCCGCCGTTCATTCTGAGCAACCTGTTTGTCAGCAGCCTCACGGTTGAACATACCACGTTCACCAGACTTGCTTTCGTACAAAGCAACCCACTCTCTCATGAACGTACCAATCTCTGGCTTACCTTTGTAGGCTACAGAGTTGTTAGCCAAAGCACGTTGGCCCTCGTTCTCCCACCACATACCAGACTTAGCATGTGCCATTTGGTCGTCGTTTAAGTTCGACAGACTAATCAAAGCTGACCGTCTGACTCCCCCTACAACTACAATCTCGCCAATCTTACACATCAAGTCGTGACACTCGATAGGAAATAGTCTACGTCCCTGTGCTTTCTTGAATGTCTCTACAGTAAAGCGGAACAGGTCATCAAGAGGCTGTGGCCCAGATGCTCTACCGCCCATTGTTTTTAGACGCTCACCAGCAGCACGAACCTGTGACATATCCCACGTAGGAATCTGTCCTGCATACAGCAACGCAATTAGTTCGCGAAGTGACTTGGCCCAGCCGGGTTTCGAATCGCCAACCTTGATTACAGTATCTGTCTCGTGCATAGCGTCGCTAACCACAGGCAGCTTGTCTACGTTCTCACGCTCTACTGAAAATCCTACGCCTGTGCCGCACATAAGAATATACATACACTCGTCAAACGAACGTGGGCTGTCTACAGGTATATACGAGCAGTTGTATCCTGAGATATTGTCACGAGCAAGAGCAGGACCTGAAGTCATCATAGCTCTCATAGACGGCATTACTTCGAGGTTTAAGACGGCCTCGCGAATCTCTTCTACATCCTTCTCAGGCAGTTTGAAGTTATGCTTCCCGCGAACTTGATTAGCCATAAAGTCAACATAACGGTCAACTGTCTCATGCCAATCCTCACGACGTTGCTCGGAATCCAGCCAACGTGCATACCGTGACTTGTGGATAAATTGTTGGTAAGTGGTAGGTAACATATTACTCATCGTCTTCTCTTTCTTTTGGATAATATACATTTACATCACTGTTACAATTTGGACAGTGTAAATTAGTTACTATGCTATACTCAGAATCCTCTTCTGATATATCGTGGTCTCCGCCCCAAATTAATTCTGTTCTACAATGCCAGCAGTTCATTCTGTCTTCTCATCAATTAACTTTTCGAGATACCACCGGGCTTTTTTGAGGTCTTGTAATTTGCCTTTGTATCTGTATCTCCAGACGTACTTGATGATGTTCCCTTGTAGGTATTGTTCAAAGCCTGTACCCGTCGCCGCCCTGATTGCCTCAATGCACTCGATACCTGCTTGATTATAGTGAATTGGTTTGTTGACCATATCATAGCCGCTGTATGCCTCTTTGCCTGCTTGTTCGTATTTATCTTCTATATCTTTCATAATGTTCATATAACTCGTCACCGGTTATCTCCATCTCCACCTATCTTACCACGTCTAGCACGGTCATTTAACTTAACAATATTACCTTGCGCTATGTGCTGCAAGTCGTAACCAATGTCACGAGCCAGTGCTGCACAATACCATAGCACATCACCAATCTCACTTGCAAGCTCTCCCTTCTTGATTTCGAACCCTTCTTGGTCGTAACCGTCGCGAACAAACTTCTTTACCTTGTTAGCAACCTCGCCAGCTTCACCAGCTAGGCCAAGGGCAGGATAGATTATCTGATGGCTCTCAGGATAGATAGCAGTCTTAGCTGCTTCTTTCTGATAGTAATTTAAGCTCCACTGGTCTCTCATTGCTTCTCTCCAAAGTTTACCTTAACTATGTTGTCCTCACGGGCAACTACCTTATCTATAATCTCATCAGCCTTGTTACTGTTTAACTCTGATTTGAACGAGTTTGCCATAGCTACAAAACTAAGTCGAGCCATGCCAGCATCCCACACACGGTCGAAGTCATTCTCCATCATCTCTATAATACCTGACAAGATTACCATGCCAGCAGGAACACTTTCTAAATCAACTACGTCACCTTGTGTTGTATCGTAGGCTGTCATCGAGAACGAGTCTTCATCCTCGTAGTTAAGAATGAGGTAATACCTGTCTGGGAGCAGACTAGCTCGTTCCATCTGGTTCTTTATGTCATCCATCTTTCAACCACTCCTCTGGAATTGTTTTCTCTGCCCACACAAAGTTGTGCTTAGTTGCCCAAGCTGCATAGGTGGTCTTGCTACCCCTGTAAATCTTATTGTTAGCGTTGAGGAATACAAATCGAATATCGAGGTCTGGGTATTGCTGCTTAATCAGCAACATCTTAACACGGTCCCCCTTATCTAGGTGACCTTTAGCTTCGATATACAAGTCTTTGTGAGGGATGTAGAAGTCAGGCGTATAGTTACGAGGCTTAGGTATATACGTTAGTTTCTTCGATTCGTATTCGAATGTGATGCCTTTTTCTGCAAGGGCCTTGGCTATGTTGATTTCGAACATAGACCTATATCTAGTGTTTCTCATAATTCTAGCAGGGGAAATGATGTTTTTGCCAGACTTAGCCTTTTTAAGAGATACTGTTCTACTTTTGGTGTATGCTTTTCTAGGTAGTTTAGTTCTTCGCTTAACAGCATTGTCGGTAGACATACAGTAACGCCCATCCTCAAGTTGTGATTGATTTGTTGAAATTGTTCTTCGATAAGAACTATATCCCTAGCTTCTGTGTCGGAAATAAGATAGCCAGTGTCGCTATAGTTATTACGTAGAGTAAGAGGTAGCGAGGTTTCCAACCCGCGAACATGCACGGTTGCTGGGTCACCGCCTCTCTCCTCATGTGATTCCACATAGATACACCGCAGGGCTGGATTCATAGTCATCAGCTTTCGTGGGTACGTCTCTGTGTAAAGTAAGGGCATCTCAGATACTCCGGTTGACTATCTTAGTGTACCAAGCCTTCGGTGGGAACTTAGCTTTAGACGTAATCTTATCGTGGTATTCTGCGTTCTTCCAGCAGTTCTCCTTGAATGAACAGAAGGTGCAGGTCTTTGGCATTAGTTTGTTACCCGTAAAAATCTTCTCGCCTTTAACGGTGTAGGATTCGTCAGTTGCCTCGAAAGGTATCTTGAACTTATTATCCTTAAGAAGGCTCTCCACGCGGCTCCTAGCGTCAGCAATGTACGTTTTACGGTCCTCTTCTTGGTCAGCAGGTGCTTCAACAAAATCCCACTCGCCAGACGACTTATTAATTGCTATCCAACCGCCAAAAGGCATGTCCTGTGATTCTGAATATAGATAGCCCTGCATGATGTAACCAAAAGGGTCATCTTCCTTGATTACATCGTAACCACCTCGTCCTGAAAACTTATTGTCAAAAGACCACGGGCTAGTAGACTTGATATCCCAAACTTTCTTTTCTCCATCATCCATGATGAGGTCAAGAGTACCCTTAATCTTCTTCTCACCCAGTTGAAGTTCGCAAGGTGTTTGGGTATCAACCACCTTAACACCAGCAGCCTTCATAACAAATACGGCAATCGCCTCAACAAGGTCGCCCATAAGAAAACGCATGATATCATTATACGCAACCTCTTGAGTGTGGCCCTGCTGTTCCATCTTCTGTTGACACAGAGGACGGCCCAGACCTGACATACGAATACGATAGCCACCACGAGATGACAATTGCTTTCGCAAGGAGTCTTTACAATCTTCCCCAAACTGCTCTATCAGGTCGTCAAAGCGGGAAGAGTCAATCTCCCCCCGCCCTGCTTTCTTTAAGAAGTCCTGTATTTCTACAAGAGCAATCATCCCGCTAACCGATTAGCAAGGTCGATATCTTCATTAGACACGTTCTGCTTGACGGCATCTTTATGTTCGCCAAGAAGCTTGGAGTTCGCAGCAGCTACGGTATCGTAAAACTTCTGCATTAGTTCCTTGCGTTCTGGTGTGAACTGAACTTCCTTCACCAACTCAGGTTGCGGTATCCAGTAGGTAACACCGCCGTTAGCCATTCGCTTAGTCTTCAGTTCAATATACGCAGTAGGCAACGGTATCTTATTACCCAACTTCTGCTGTACAAAGTCATTGATAGGGCGGAAACCAGAACGCTTGAAGTAACCAACAAACGGAAGGTTCTCTACAGGAGAGGCTTCCCCAGCAGCGTTGACGGCGTTTGGCATATCAAGCTGCCCATAAACAATGATGTTACACGTTACTGACTTACTCAGCAACAACCTTGGGTCATCGTCTGTTAGACTTTCTTCTTCAGAACGAACCAGTCTACCACACTTGAACCCACCAGAATTATCTGGGAAAGTCTCCGTCATCTTTTTTCGCTGAACAGAGCGACAAGTAAATGCCCCCTCTTCTTGGTCATAGATAGAATACTCGTAGGTTCGTAGCATCGGATTGATAAACACAGAGTCAGCATAGACCATCTCTGTTCCATTATAAACTTTCCAAGTACCACGCTTTAACGTGTGACCCTCTTCAGTGTCCGCATCGTAGTTAATACGAAGACTAGACGGGCCAGATTGCCTGCTCTCCGCAACGCCATCCTGACCAAGTGCTGCCAACAAAGCGTTTTTATCATCAGAAATACTAATCGCAAATTCATTTTCTACAGTTTCTAAGTTACCCATGTCATTCTCCATTGGGCTAAAGTTGAACGTAAAAGGATTATACCTCAAACACAGCTTCTAAGTCAAGCCAGTTTTTTCCCATTTTTAATTCTATTCCTACAGGCATACTGTACTCCTTGTTATACCTACGTTTTGTCTCCTGTGGCAAACACAACATTGCCTTAGACATAACCTGAATACACTGCTCTTCCTCGCCGGGATACACATCAATTACAATAGAATCGTGTACTGTGTTGCAAATAACAGACTGCATGTTCTTCATGTCATGGTGTAGTTTGACAAGAGCCATAGGCAACAGGTCTGCAGTAGCAAAGCCTTGTACAGGATAATTACAGATAGCTGTGCGATTGGTAGCTGTACCCCACTCAGTCCACCTAGCATCTGGGAAAGCATATTGTCTGCCTGATGGTAAGGTAATTTCTTTCTTGGTAACAGCATCTTTCTGTAAGGACTTGTGCCATTCAGTAACGCCGCGATACTTCTCCTTGAACGCCCGGTAGTAGCGTTGCTGGTCATCTGTACCACTAACACCCCCATACAGAGGTTTAAAGGTGTGTGCTTTCGCTTCTTGTCTTGTACAACCAATCACACTAGCAGTGTAGCTATGAACGTCTGTGCCAGCTTCTACGTCCGTTAAGATACCATCGTCGTTAGCAAGGTAACCAGCAACTCTAAACTCTAGCTGTGCATAATCACCTTCTAATATCTGCCCACCCTCGAACCTGCTTTCTACTGCTCTGCGGATAGCAAAGGTAGAACCACGAGGCATATTCTGAAAGTTAGGGTTGCGGCTAGACAACCTGCCAGTTGCCGTAACGCACTGCATAAACTCTGTGTGGATGAATCCGTTGCCATCCATGTTATTCTCCATCCCCTCAACAAAGGAACGCAGATAGGTTCGCAGGGCAGAGTATCGTATATAAGACTGCGCGAACTCACGAGCATCACCCCGCAAGGACAGTGACATGTCTTCTAGTGTCTCCTTGTCAGTCTTAAAACCACCCGCCGCAACATCAAATGCGTCACGAGGAACCATCTTAAAACCTGCAACCTCACCCGTATTCTCATAAACCACACCTTTACCCGAACACGTTCGGCATATTCTAACAGCTTTTCCAACAGTTCCATCCTTCTTTAATGGGTTGTATCTACCCTTGCCATTACAGTTAGAACACTGTGAACCTACTGTCTTGTAGACCACATCAGTCTCTCGCAACACATGCCCTTTGAACTCTGCACGGGACATACGCCTACGCATCTTGGGTTTCTTAGTTGCACCGCGCATCTCATGACCAAGGTTGAATATCTCAGCCCACGTCCTCTTGTCAGCAACTTTGCAAGAATACATCAGCATAGACCTGTCGTCTGGGCTGTCAAGATTGACGGGAGTATCTCCCATAGCATACTGGGCTAGTTCATTTAATCTGCGTTCTAGCTGAAACAGTTCTTGTTCATATTCTTCGCGAATCTCAGCTAGGGTTGCTTTGTTTATCTTAATGCCGTTCTGTTCGATGTGAGCCAGAACGCTTGTCATTTCAAGCGATAATCTTAGTGTCGGTATCAGTGTCATAAAATAGTTCCTCAAACGATGAGCCAAAGGCTTTGAGTTGTGCTAGTGCTACATCTTCTGTAGCGATTACATCTGCAATCCCGTACTCTACTATAGTATCCCACGGTATGTCAAAGAATGTTTTACCTTCCTTAAAGTAGGGGCTGATGAGGTCTTTCTCTTTCTGAACGCCGCCGTATTTATCAGCAACAGCAGAAAGGCTAAGTGACCAACGTCTTGCCTTGGCAAGGATGTACTCAGCAACCATCGTGTCGTACACATGTCCCTCGTACTTGAAGTTGCACTCACGTATCCACGATAAGTCAAACTTGATATTGTGACCTACAACTACGTCAGCAAGGTTTAGGGCATCTTGAAATATATTGAAGCCATCCTTGCTAGGTTGCTGGGTACTGTGGTCAAAGCAAAGGTAGTGTACCTCTTCAATGCCCAACCATTTGTAGCCCACAGAGACAAGTGTGTTACCGAAGTACGGCAGGGGTGTAGATGAACCATTGGGTTTCTCCTTGTGGGTTGTCTCCACGTCAAACGTTAAGACTCTCATTCTGACCTCAGTTTTTTTGTCTTAAAGAAGTTGTTATACTCTGAAAACTCTTCATTAAACATTCTAGCATAGTATGCCCTATGGTTGTTAGACAGCTTAAAGGAATCTTTTGATTTTGTTTCTATATCTGTGTGCCATCGTATGCGTTCAAAGATTGCGTTAACACTATAGTGCTTTCTACCTGAACGTATTACGTCAAAAGAGAACATCTTAAATAGTTCCCACACTTTTGGATTATTGTCATGAAACTGTTGAAACTTATCTTGTAACTTATTCATCAGTAGTATACTCCCGTATGTACATCTATGTGGCTGGTAAACATGCCATGCCACCCGTTTAGTTTGTTCTTAGAGATACAGATGTGTCTTGCTGTATTCTCTTCCTCAGATGTTCCTGTCTTCCCTATCCCAATGATAACGTCTGCTTCACCAGCTTTACCAGTTCGAGAACCATCTAACATGGCGTAGTCGATAAACTGTCTGTCGTGCGCTTCGAAGCTGGCCTGTGAGACTGACCATATCAGAAGTTTATTACGCTTGGCAATCTCCCGCGCAACTACATAGGTTTCCTTCAAGCGTTCATCACCACGATTAAACTCACCAGAAACCCTAAACTTATCAAGCTGGTCACAGAACATAACGTCCGGTTCGTTTAGCTGGGCGTATTCGTTTAGTTCTTCCATAGATGTACCTACAGAGTCCATGACAACGAGGTATGGTGCTATCTCTTCGTCGTAGCGTTGCTGTAATGTGTGCTGTTCTTCTATCATCTGCTGTCGTGTGCGTTCGAAAAACGATTGGATGATACGTAACTTAATCTTCTCAGCAGGCTCCTCGTTTGCCCAGTAAACCACCTTGTGCTTCTGCCTAACGTAGTTCGCGGCAAGAAAAGCACAGAACGTTGTCTTACCTACCTCTGGACGAGCAAAGATGATGCCAAGGTTGCCTCTGTCCATGCCTGACAAATGCTCTGACAGCAAGTCCCAATCAAACGGGAAGTCAGGGTCACCTGTTTCTTCTTGCACTAATTGTGTAAAGTCTTTGTCCATTTCACTATACGTTGTCTTATCTGTCATCCGCCCATCTTCAACCATGTCGATAAGCGTCTTAAGTTCGCCGAAGTGTTCTGATTCGCCAGTGAAGATAGCAATCGCTTTCTCACCAATCTGTCTGGCTCTGTCTCGAACCCAGAAGTTCTTAACCACATCGTGTTCGAGGGCCATCTCCTCAGATATGTTCGTGGATAGGTTGTCCAGTATGGTATATATTTCGTGTACTGCGCTAGATGGCATGGCAGGGTTGCGGTCACTGACCAGTGCCGCCACCTGATGAGGGTGCATATCGACACCGTATTCCTTGTGACCATAGGTAATCACGTCGAATATGGTAGCATCCCGTCCTGCGAACATATCTTTTGTAATAATGTTCTTTACTTTATTGTAAAACTCGTGGTTGAGCATGAAGCCCAACACCTGATGCTCAAGTGTACTTTGCGAGGACTCGCTCTCTTGTTGCATTATCCATGTCCTTTATGTCTTGATTTAAAATCATCATGTTAGTAGGCACAATGCCTTGTAATTTTCTTACAATTTCTAGGGCCTTTTGGGTAGCATCCTTATCAAGAGCTACAAATACCTTGTCGTAGTTCTGCAATACTTTGACGTGAGTGTCAAGAAGGTTCGTCCCAAGCAGTGCTACGCCCGAAAAAACATCAGATACACAGCAAGCACTAGCACAATCTTCGACAAGAACAGCGATACGTCCCCTGCCGCAAACGAAAGGATTACCTGACTTTCCATATCTCCACCACTTCGGTTTCTCGTTAGTTAATGTTCGGCCTGCCGCATCGACCACACGCTTGCCATCCGTGATGAGGTAGACAATTCGATTACGTTGGAAATCGAACCGCAAGTCTACCCGACCATCTAAATAGGCATCGTAAGCATGTACTCGTTTGAGGTAGTCCACTGATTCTTGGCTACGTGTTATCGGAACGAACGTGCTTGGCATTTCAAAAGTAGCACAGTACGTAACAGCAGCATCACTCTTGTTGTTTCTTTTCAGTAACATAGGATGTGTTGTTACATCCTTGGTTAACCTGAAGCCTGTACGACCAGAAGCAGTACAGTCAGCATGGAAGCAATGATATAAACGTTGCCCATTCTCTTCTCCTACACTAAACGTGTTCTTCTTTCCGCAAACAGGACAATCCATCCGCATCCGACCATTCGGTTGCAAAGGCAAGTCCATCACGAAATCTTTAATCCAGTTAGCCATGACATATCCATACGACAAACTAAAAACACTGTCAACATGATTTTTTTGTTGACGGCAAATCCAGTACGTGCTAATAACCAATATACCCTGCAGGGAACCCTACTATAATTACTTATTATATATTACTATGAAGAAAAGAAACCCTATAGCTAAACAAATACGTAACCCTACTTATAGGACACAAGTTGTACCTAACAAACGAGGCGTGGACGAAACCTACGATTGGGTTGCTGAATGGATGGACGAGGAAGATGGCAAGACCACCGAAGATAGAAGAGAAAACAAAGACGTACAATCTACTGATGACGGTAAGCCAATATGACAAACTTGCTACGCTATCAGAGAAACGACAAAAGACCGAACTAGAACAAGTCAGTGTTGCTGACCTAATACGGGAAGCAATCGACCTATACATCCACGTAATTGAACAAGAGGAAGAAGATGCGAAGACGGGAACTGAAGGCTGAGATAGTCGAACGAGAGTTTGACGGGAAATGGCAAGTCCTCACGCCAGCTAGTATGGTAAGGCTAAACGAGACAAGCCGCGAACTTGTTAAACAGGGTGAAGCTGTCGACCTGACAAAGTGGGTCACGGTTCATGTGACAAATTCTGAACGCCAAGCAAAAAAATGGCTTGACACTAATGCCGGTTATGTGTTAAGACTAAGTACGCCCTACGAGGTTGCATAGACGTAGGGTGTCCTTTCTGTTGGTTGGGAAGCGGGGTTGTCCTTTTGGATAGCCCCGTTTTCTTTTGGGGTTGACACGTTTAATAGTTTACTGTATGGGTAATGAAACTGCAAACAAACAGAAGGAAAAGCAGATGCGTTCAAATCACAAATTAATTATCAAAGCAAGAGTAATGAAACAAGTTACCGAAGAATATCAGTTTGATTGTACAGGCATGACACCAGACCAGATACAAGAAGAAATGGGAAGAGCGTATGTAGAAGACAGGGACGCTGAAGGCTGGGATTGTGTGGGTTGGGAAACTGACCATTCAGAAATTAAGATGAATTTGGAGATTGTAGAAAATGACAATTAAAAGAATACACATCAACCAACATCACATCCGCCACAACAGCAAGACAGGTGATTACAAGCCCGTTATATCTGTAAAGGTTAACGGTAAGAACTACACAGGACATGGTGTAGAGTTTTTATCTGGGCGTGTTGTTTACTCACCAGACAAGCCGTTGTCGTGTGGTGCTAAGGTTTGGATAGAAACAACAGAGGCAGTGGCTATCAAGAAAGAACCAACAGGAGATAAGTGGACATGGATGGCTTAACTTGTTTACGGTGTGGTCACTACCATGAGGACTACAACCGCTTAAAGCATTACAGTTATGATAGCGGCGGGTTCTGCCGTAATTGTGATTA